GTTCAGATTTTCCCCGCCATCGGCATGGTCGATGTTCAGTTCCCACACGGCGTATCTCGCTATCCTGTAGAGGACTTAGTTTTGGACACATCAGGTGATTATCAAAACCTAGCGAACACGCCTGACTCCATCCCCGGAGGTAGAGGCGTCGTTCCTGTGTCTTCAGGCCCTTCTTCTAAGAAAGTGGCTAGTCGATATCTCAGGGAAAGAAAGGACAGGAGGGGTTAATCATGGCATTTTCAAAGTACGCTAGAGCACAGGTAGTTACACCTCAGCTTCATGGTCTTGAGTGGGATCGTATTCGAGTCGCTTCGGGTCAAAAGCGCCTCGATTCGAGCCTTAAGAAGAAAGCAGAAGAGCTTTTAGGCGAGCCCTTCACTCCTGATCGGTTTCTACTCACACACTCTACGATTGTGTGCTCCGTAGACGCTGTTTCTGTCCCTAATGTAAAGACAGGTTCAGTTGAGGAAGAGGGTCAGAATATTAACAGAAAGTATGCAGACTATCGAGTCACCTCCGAGACAGATAAGTACATCAATAACAACCTCGACTGTTGGTCTAGGGGCGTTATTAAGAAGTCTTATAAGACGTTTGTGGGGGCGCATAACTTTGTTGAACACGTTCAAGTTGAAGAGCTCTCTAAAGGGCGTATCATTGATGCTGTTATGCGAGATATTGGTGAATCTATCTATGTGGATATTCTTGTAGCCACAGATAGAAAGCACGAAGATCTCGTTAGACAAATCTTATCGGGTGAAATGAACGGTATGTCGATGGGTTGTTCTGTCGATTTCACCATCTGCACCAAGTGCGGTCACGTCGCGGCTGATGAGCCTCAGATGTGCCGACACGTTAAGTATGAGAAGGGTAATGTTTTCTTCGATGAGAATGGAAACAAGCACCGTGTTGCCGAGCTTTGTGGTCATGAGACTACGGGGGAAACAGGTGGCGTAACCTTCATTGAGGCTTCTTGGGTTGCCATACCTGCCTTTAAGGGCGCGGTCGCTAGGAATACTCTTGAAATCCCTTCCGCTGACGCCAACCCACAAGAGGAAAAACTTAATCAAGTTCCTCCGCAGTGGTTGAGCAAGTCTGCTTCATCCCATCTCGCAGGTCCTTTCGACTTCGGAGATGGCGAGGGCGATGAAGAGGGTGAATCCACTAAGAAAGAAGAGACTCCTGATTCTATTCTCGATCAACTTGAGGGCGTAGTGACTGAAGCTCTCGTTGGTCGCATGAGAAAGAAGCTCGAAAAGGAGATCAAAGAGGAGCTCGCTCAGAAAGCGGTTAATGTACCCGCAACAGGCGACCCTACTACCGCTGACGATACAATCATTAAAGAGGGCAAGAGTAAGAGAAAGATAAAGAGAAAGAATCTCTATTTCTCAGCTCTTGACACCGCTGTGAAGATCGCCTCCTCTAAGAAAGAGGCAGTCGATAACATCAGACTCGTCAATGATCGTTTCGACGTCTACCTACCTTCTTACCTGTACCGTATTGCTAGTCAAATAGACTCAGCAGACAGGTATAATAAAGTGGCTAGCTTTATCTCTGACGCTGAGGAGTGTCATGGTTCAAAGTTAACTCGCAAAGACTCACTTCGCTTGGTAAGACTTTCCAAGCTTATCACATTCGTTCATGGGCGGTAAGCCCTTCATGCAGAAAGGAAATCCTATGTCTAGGAATAGTTTCCGTAGGGCTAACACTTCTAGCCTACCAGGTTATGATGATCAGGGCTTCGAGAGCTTCGGTCATCCCGCATCACAAGCACAGCCCTCAGTTGACGCTTATGGCATCGACTCAGAATTTGGCGAGGGCGTTCACGAAGGTCCTTACCGCTCAGGACCTGCCCCCGCTTCATACAGTTGGGAAGCAGATCATCCCGCAGCTACTGAGGACATCATTTCAGACTATGAGGAGACTTCTGACCTCTACGAGCAGAATCTCCGCAAGGCTATGGAGCGCAAGGCTTCTAAGTGCATCGAGATTGCTGAGAGCCGTCTCGGTAGGACTGCATCACAGGATGAGATCGAGGATCTTGCCCTTCGTTACATGGATCTCCCATCACGTCAGATCAATGCCAAGATCCAGCGTATCGCTTCAGACTTTCTTGGAGAGGATGCGATGCAAGAGGCTACAGGCTACGAGGGTGATGACGAGGGCGTAGATAACGTCATGGCTGAGATGATGGCTGAAGAAGACATGGCTGAAGAAATCGCCATGCTCAAAGCGGCTAACGCCCGTCTCGCTTCTAAAATGCGTCGCATGGCAGAGGACGTAGTTCAGCAAGAGACAGGTCATGAGGGCGACGACGAGAGCGTTGAGGTTCTCGACGAGGAAGAGGGCGAAGGTCCTACTAAGAAACTCGCCTCAGAAATGATGTCAGAGGACATGGCCATTCTCGCTGAGATGATGCACGAGGCTTCTCACATGGGCGATGCAGACCGCATGGCTGAGATCATGGCTGAGATGAACATCGTTGCTAAAGGTGCTTGGGGCAAGAAAGAAGATGGATGGAAGTCATTCACGGATCCAGGCAAACTTAAATCTCCTCACACGCAAGAGCCCTACGGAAAAACTCTAGACAAATTTGAGTATATGGACTCCAAGATGAGAGGTCAGTACCGCTCTTCTCCCGGAACTACGGGTTGGACTGATGAGGACAAGCAAGAGCACAACAAAGAGTACTATCAGAAGTACAAACATCTCTTTTGGGGTGTTCCTCAATCAGAAGGAAAAAAAGAGAAAAAAGCCAACGACGAGTTGATGGCTGAGGATATTCTTTCTGATGAAGAGTTCGCAGAGATCATGGCTGAGATGGACATGATGGCTGAGGACAAAGAGGCTTGGGGTCGTCGCGGTAAGGGCATTAAGGATTACGGTAAGGCTAATCCCGATTGGCAAGACTATCTTTCTGATGAAGATAGAAAGGCTATTTGGAATTGGAATCGCAGTGGTCAGAAGGGTAAACGACCTAAGACTAAAGCTCGCAAAGAATTGTTGCAAGAGCCTGGATCAAAGGCTAGTTACAACCACACCTACTATGTGAACAACCCTGAGCGTTGGCCTTCAAAGTCAAACCCACAGGGTCAGAAGGCAAGACCTCGCCCTTACAAGCACAATGTTGAAGGTCAACGTGTTCCTAAGAAGAAGAAAGCTCATTTCGATGAGATGCGTCTAGCTTCTGAAGAGCAAGCAATGCTTAATGAGATGCTCGCTGAGATGGAAGCAGAGATGATGATGGCTGATCAGAATGATCCTAGCCAATTCGACATGACTGCTGAAGAAGAAATGGCGATGCATCATATGGCTGAGGATCACGAGGCAACCATGATGGCTGAGGATCACGAGGCAACCATGATGGCTGAGGATATGGCTGAGGATATGGCTGAGGACATGGCTGAGGACGTAATGGGTCTTCACATGGCTTCAGATAATGTCGATGTCGATCCTAAGCTCGCTCGTATCTTCCAAGCCGCTGATGAAGAGGCATCTGAGGAGGAGGCGTCTGAAGAGGAGGCTACCGCTACTACTCAGAAATCAGCTTCTTTCCGCCCTCAGACTCAGGCTCGCCAAGCGTCTGTTAAGACACTCGGTAACATCAGCCGTGAAGCAAGCTCTGCTTCTGACGAGCTTTCTAAGCTTTGGGAGTCAGCTCCCGACGTCAGCAAGTACTTCGGTTAAGAAAGAAATAAGGGTACTTTAGTTCCTTTATATCTCTCTGCTTTATTATTGAACCTTTCGGGGGGTTGGGTTTCCCGCCCCTATCTTTATTAACACACTACTCTCTTGAAAACAGAGAGTATGAGCTTCTAGGAGAAATACTATGGCTCTACTTGGACAAGCTAGTGGTGGGTTTACTGAAGCAAGCTCTGCTCTCAGAATTTTGCACGTCGGTGTTCGTAACACCGTCGGTCAGCTTTCTGCGAGTGCTTTCACTCAGACTAACCCCCCTACGAACGCAACAAATGCAACTGAGGCATCAGGTCTTCTTGATGGCGTAGTTCGCGGTGTACTTAGTGGTTCTATCGCTTTTGCCGATAACTCAGGCGACAACACTCACGGTGGCGTTCTTAACGCTACTGCTGTTCTCGGTGTATTTATCAACAACGCTGTTGGAAATGCTTTTGAGAATCAGCCTGGTGTTGCATCGAACAGAGGTCCTTACGTTTCAGCGCAAGGTACTTATGGCAACAAGCTCTATGAGACTAAGGGCGATCTCGCTAACGCTGGTGTTGATCTCACTTATTCTGTAGGTGAGACTCTCTGTGCTTCTATCAATGGTTACTTGACTTCTAGTAGCAACGCAGATGTGACTGACGCTGACGTCACCATCGCAGGTGCTGTCTCGAAGGCGACTGCTCTTACCATCGGTATTCTTAAAATTGTTCCTGACTCAAACTCTGATGAGTTAGTCTACGACCAACGCATCTGATAGAAAGGAGTCTACAATGAGTAACAACGTCGATAACGCAGTAAAGCAAAAGATCATTGCTGACTACATTAAGACCCCACAAGGTCGTGCGAAGCTAGCCGCTTCAATGACACAACCTCTCCGTCTCCGTCGTGACTATACGAGCGTTGGTCGTAAGACTTTCCTCGTAGAGCAACTTCCTGATGGTGCGCTTCCGATCTACGACAAAGACCCTGACGTGACCGCGTTCGTGGTAGGTGAAGAGGGCGAGAACATCCTCGCTATCACCAAGCCACGTCGTGTGATCTTCCCTCTTTTCGAGATCGCATCAAACCCTGAGATCCCACTCACTCAGATCAAGGAGCGTCGCTTCGATCTGATCGAGAGGGCTCAAGACTTGGCTCGCGCTCAGATTCAGGCGGCTGAGGACGAGCGTGTATTCGCTATCCTCGACGCGGTTGCGACTCAAGGCTTCGACAGTCTCCCTGGTCAGACTAACGCTGACATTCCTGTCATCGCTCCTCTTAACGGTGCTGTTCTCGCTGACGCATACGCTCTTATCGAGCGTCACGACCTCCGTGTCTCTCGCGTCTTCATGAACGCTCGTGACTACGCTGACATCCGTAAGTTTGGTCGCGACATTCTCGACATCGAGAGCCAAGCAGCGCTCCTTAAGACTGGTCTTCAGGCTACTCTTTGGGGCGCACAGATCATCACTAGCCGTCTAGTTCCTGTCGGCACTGTGTACGTCTGCTGTGAGCCTGAGATGTTCGGACGCATCCCTGTCCGTACTGAGCTTACTGTTCTTTCTGCTGACGATCCGAAGGCTCGCACCATCGGTTTCTCAGTCTTTGAGAATTTGGGTATCGGCGCGTACAACCCACGCGGTCTTGCTCGCCTCACCGTTACTCGCTAATCTTTAAGAAATAGCTTGTAACTCAGCTCGCTTTTAGTGGGCTTAGAGGTGCTCAGAAAGAAGCCTCGTTTCCTGATGGAGACGGGGCTTTTTTCGTTTCTCGGGTTTCTTTAGATCATTTATGGTCTCCGTTAGGTGTTATCTATAATTACCTTGTAAGGAGAAATGGCATGAGAAGAACTCGTAGGTAAACAATATTTTTTGTCTTTCTATTCGTTCATTAAGAACGACACTAGAAAGGATAACAACTATGAACAGACTGATCACGTTACTTCTCTTGATGACAGCCCCTTTAGCTCACGCTCAAGAGGTCTGCCCTGAGCCTACTAAGACTTCTAGACCTTGGGAGCTGACCTTCGGCACTACGCAGATGGTTATCGGTTGGTATGGAAAGGGATCTCTCCCTGTGCCGACCTCCTCAGCTACTGTCGTACTAGGATATTCTCTTTCTGAGAGCTTCAGTCTTTGGTCTGTGTTTAACCTTCCTCTTTCTCCTAATAGGAAAGTGAATGGCGAGGGTTTGATTGAAGAGACTTTGACCCCTCCTTCTTTCATGTTAGGGGGGAGTTATCAACTCTTTAAGATTGATGTCTCTGAAACGGATACTTTCGGCATGGACATAGGACTATCTATAGGGAGAACCATCGCTTTAGAAGGTCTTTTCTTTCCTGTAGGAGCGTCGCGCTTTAAGTTTCTCATGGGCGACAGGAGCTCGGCTTTCATAGGTCTGACCACATCCCCCTATAACTCTGATGGAGAGATCGTTTGGGGATTGGTCTATGGCATGGGGAAGCGTTTCTGATGAGGTTAAGAAACAATAAAGACATCACCTCTATTCTCAACTTCATAATCCTTGACGCTAGGGGTGATTTTCTTTCTCAAGAAGAGCTAGACGATGAGGTGATCAGAGTAAGCGGTTGGATTCTATCTGACATGGAGTTTTTGGAGAGAAAAGCAGACTCAGCCAAAAGGCGCATCCCTCATTGGAATGGATCACCTATTGAGGTGGCTGTTTCTAGTCTTTCTGAAGATATATATAACGAGGGTCAGGGTGGGTACTCTTGGGCGCTCTCTGTGTACGTGGGAGAGGCTTCTTTCACGCACTTAGGTGATAAGAGTATTGGAGACATCCTAGAGGAGTTTCAGGATTTTTCTTCACAGGAGGAGATGAAAGACTATCAGAACCTCGTTAGTGAGATTCTTGAGCCGAACTCGACTCGAACTACTAAGACTCTCACGCTCTACACGGCGCAACCGAGAGGTTTCGAGAAAGAGAGGTTTATCCGTGAGGGGATGTTCTTCACCTCTGACGCGAGTGATGCTTTTGGATTAGCTCGTGACAGGGGGAGAGAAGTATATCAGGTGAAGATCCCTCGTAGGTTTCTCTTAGAAACGAAGTCAGGTTCTGTGAAATGGTTTCAGTCAACTAAGAGAATTGAATCTGATATGATCAAGATAAGCTAGGAATGGAGAGTAGATATGAACCTAATACAAAGAGTTGCGAATGCTTATCTGAGGCAGTGCTCAGGAGTCACTTTCAAAGAAACAACGGGGTTTGAGTGGGGCGAACCCACGACTCTGATTGAGGCATACTCAATAGACGGAAAAGAAGTGGGTGAGTTTGAGGCTACCGTTTATCTATTAGATCGTGAGAGTATTTCTGAGTATTACTGTGCAGACGAAATGCTTCAACTGATCGACGCGAACCCTTCTCTATCAAACTCTAATGGGGAGGTTTATGTGGTTGAAGTCGTGTACTCCAAGCTAAGTAAAGACTTTTGGGGAAAAAAGTGTGGCTTGGAAGGGTATTTAAGACTAGCTCGACACACCTTAAATAGTCGGACAAATGGGAAGCCTTTTCTCTTCATCCCTAACTATTGCAACCCAAGTGACAACGCAACTACATCAGAACACGCCCGTCGTGTGTGGAAGTCTCTTTCTAGGGTGTATAAATCCAAAGATATGGTGATATTACTCGACCGTTAACTATCTGCCGAAAGAAACGCGCTCTCCAAGTGCCTCTTATTGAACCCATAGTCTCCGTATTTCTTAAGCATCCTTGAGAGGTATTCTTCAGAGGGTCGAGACTCTTCTTTCTTCTTGGCGAAGAAGAGGATAGCGCGCACTGTGTTTCCGCAGTCCGTAATCACGTCTACCTCACATCGGGTTGACCCTTTCAAGGGATCTTCAATATCGTTTTCGTTGATGGTGTAAATGAGTCCTTCAACATAGTCGGATCGCTCTCTTTCTTCTACTGAGCTCACTCCGTTCTTGAACTTGAGCTTGAACCCTTTAAGAACACCGAACTTGAAGATTTCTGCTGAGGGATATCTATCTTTCATAGAGTGTTCTTCGAGGTTCGTTCCGTATGCGAAGTAATAGACGTTTTTCATGGTAACTCTTATCCTTTCGGTACTGTACTTGAGTGAGGATTCCATGTTTGTGTCCCCTCACCCTATGTTTATTTATAAAACTCTTATGGTAAGGGTATAACTGACACTAAACCATGACACATTGGAGGAAACAATGGAGTTCGTTAGAGGAAACTATCAGACTTTGGAGGCACAGACCACCGTTCACTTAGGTCGTCTTGAGCGCAACCTCACCAAAGGCGATCTCGTAGAGTTCGATGGCTACACCCTTAAGTTTTCAGGCAAGGAGACTCCGATGCCTGAGCTTAAGGCGGGAATCAAGCGCGGTTGGCTCAAGCTCTCAGATGGGACTGCTTCAGCTCCTGTTGAGAAAGAAATCACCGCCCCCGCACCAGCTAAGAAAGTTATGAAGATCGAGACTGTCTATGACGAGGAGCGTGCTGTCGCAGAAGTCTCTAAGACCTCTTCTAAGACCTCTTCTAAGAATGACGTCACGATTTCGGATAAGATTGAGCCCACAACAAAGAAGTTCCCTTTGGTCGTAGAGTCTCAGGACGATGACATGATCGCAGTCTCTAAGGTTGAGACTAAGAGTGGCGCTACCATTAACTCAGCTTCAAGCGCGGAAACATCTGATGGAGGACTCGCTGAGTCTCAGGGTGCTGAGTCAGTAGGGAAGATCAAGATTAAGACAGCTTCTAAGCAAAAGACTGTGATTTCTGATGGATCACAAGCGAGTTCTGAGATTTCTCGCCTTGAGAACCTACAGAGAGAGGCTCTTGCTTCTGAGAAGCCTGTTAAAGAGCCCTCCGCTGAAGAAGACATCGAGCTTTCAGACTTACTCGACGATGACGTAGAAGAATTTGTTGTTGAGGAGGAGGCTTCTGAGCCTGAGATTTCTCTTGCAGACGAGCAAGAGAAAGAAGCACAGCAGATCCTTTCTGCTGTTGAGGGTGAGGTTCAGCCTACTCAGGGAGCAGTCACAGTAGGCGAGGACAATAGTAAGGTTAAGAGTCTACCTGTAGGGATTGATTGGGATATGTCTCCACACTGGCGTAAGAGAGCGTCTCTCGCCCTTGAGCTTTATAAGGGTCATCCTGAGATTCTTGAGGCGATCATGGAAGTCGAGAGCGACGGCGTAGTGAAGGTAATCAAGAAAGGGGTCGGGGCTTAATACTCTCTTGATACTCAGTCTTTCTCAGACACTCAAAGTAGGAGAAAGACAATGAGAGATAAGAAAGCATCGAGCCAAGCATCTTGGTCAATTTTGGCGGGTGGCGTCTCTGACGCAAGGGTTGAGGCTTACCGTCTAAGAATAGCAGTAGATCAGATGGTTAAGGCGCTTCAAGACTCGCCCGCTATCGAAGAAGTCTACCGTCTCTGTGGAGATACCTTTCTCACGATCCCCGACACCCTCGCTAAGATCGAGAGACACCTAGATAAGACTAACTACGCTCTCATCACGATGGGTGCTGATTTCTACCGTCAACGCCTCCCTCACAGTGATCGTGAGACTGTAGACATCGCCTCTAAGTATAACCCCGCCCCCGAAGCGGCGAGGAATATTAACTCTGAGGTTAGGGTGGCGGGCGCTTCGGGTGCTTTCTTTCAGGAGATCGCTGACATCATCTCAGAAAAGATGATTGATGATGGTGAGGTTGTCATCACTAGAGGAGAGTTACCAAGTAACTACTTCCGCGCTCTCTTGGAGTACGAGAGAGAGGGGTTTGTGCAGAACTTCGGGTCTTACGTCGTAGTTACTCCTGAAGGTGTAAGCGAGTTTCTTTCTTAAGGTTACTTTCTACATTTCCTTAACTGCGCTTTAGGTAGGTTCTTATGGCAAGGTTCTCAGACAAAGAAGCAGGCTTAATGAAGCCTCCTCCCGAGCTTTTTAGAATAGTGGCTGAAATAGCTCAGGGTGTGTTAGCTGATCACGTTCTCACTAAAATTTTTAGTTCTATAGTGAGCGAAGAGGAGATCGAAGACCTTGAAGGCATGGCGAAAGAGATTTCGGAGTATCTTAAAGACTTTGAAAACGAAGACATGGAAGAGCTATTCGAGCTTCTCGAAGATCTCCTTCATGACTATCATGACGTACTCCGAATAGTCATCGCAGACACTAAGAAAAACACTTATAAAAATAAGAACATAAGAGACGACGCTAACCTTGCACTTACTCTCTTTGAGAAGATTCTTAGTTGGAATGACCTCGAAACTCTTTCAAATTCAGATAAGTCGCTCAAGGTTCTTAGGGATAACAAGATAGATGTTATGAAGCTCTCTTTATGCCTTCTATATGTGTCTAAAAATCTGAAGGAAAAGAAAGAGTCATATCCTTATCAAGATAAGGATATGTTTGAGCTCGCTCAAAGTCGGTTTCCCCGAGAGTATCTTAAGACCTCCCACACCCACATAGACTTGGGTGTGGAGGCGAGAATCACTCACCCTGAATTTGTTTATCCCATAGTCCTGTCTTTTAAGTTTATGGATTCAAACGTACTCGGTACGCACAGCTTTCGGAACTCCGCTCACCACATCAAGATTATGATCCCTGAGAAGACCGATTACAGCCGAGATGACTTGGCTCAGGTGAAGGGCACTGTTAGGCATGAGTTAGTCCACGCGGTTCAGTCAGAAATAGGGCAGAGAGAGGGCTTGTCAGATAGAGGGGGCTTACCCTTTAAGAGAAGAGACACTAAGATCACTCAGCATAATAAGTCAAAAGAGCGTCAAGTGCGTCAGGAGCTCAAGGACTTAGGCTTAGACCCTAACTTAGCTAACTTCCATGCCCTTGATGACGTTGAGTTTTATACGAGACTCTTAGACGAGGTTGAGGAGTTCAGATCTCGCTACTTCAGAAATCCCATTCTCAGAAAAAACAACTCCACCGTTCGTAGACACATCAACAGTAGTCCTTTCTTTAGGGCTCTCAAGCACTTTAAGAGAAAGTCTTGGGACAAAGCTGTTGGCTTGTTCTATCAGGCTGTCACGGAGGACTCTAACACCCGTGTTGCTAGGCAACTTATACAGGACTTAGCGGGCGTTCAGACTTGGGTTAGCAAGAGTCGTCAAGACGGACTCGATAACGACACCTCTGCCCCCGAACCTAGCCGTCAAGACTATGAGGATGGTAAGTCGCAAAGAGATAGAGTTCTGCCCCTTCCTAGCGGTCATCCGAAAGGGCGTGACGAGTACCGATCAGGGCCTCCTGTTTCCAACACGCCTTCAGACAGCTCAGGAGCTTCTCTTAACTACGGGAAAGCACCGAATCCGAACGCACTACCTAATCAGCCTGATGGTAAGCCTCTTCATCAACGCCCTAGAAGCTCAGGCATACCTGGAGATCAATATGGACACCCCTATGTGGACGCTAATAAAACCACAGGCTTAGCTCGCAGACCTAAGATGGCTCAAGAAGAAAGAATAGCTGACCCGAAGCATCGGGGGAGAGCTAAGATCACTTTGCGCCCACCTAGAAGAAAGCAAAGAGATACTAAGGGGACTCTCAACAGAAAGAACAAGATCGACTATGTTAAGAAAAAACGTAGAGATCGTGGTCAGATGAAGAGAGACAACAAGAGGTACTACCTCCGAAATAAGACCAAGCTTCTCCTTTCAGGTAAGAGGAGAAGAGACAACCCTAAAAGATATAAACGCCTAGAAGGTGGGGGGAGTTCGACCGTGACTCAGAAGAACCAAAAATCGAGAAAAGTGCAACTAAGAAAGAAAGCGATGCAGAGAGAGGCCGTGAGGTCTATTCTTTCTAGGATGTATCGTCAAATCCCTGTGGACTCTTTTCAGCACATTAACTTCATAGAGAGGGGGGCTGAGAATATGCCTACTGACCCTAAGCTGTGGGGCGAGATTATAGACCTCGCTAAAGGCGATAGAAAGAACCCTGTTTCTAGGGGTGATAAGATTATCAATCCTGTTCGTGGCGGAGAAGGCTTTAGGAAGTACCCTAGCGCATATGCGA